GACGATGAAATTCCTGTTTAAGGCGGGGTTGGCTGTAAACTGGAAGGGATGGAACCCGGACGACATCGGGGACATGATCCACAAGTGGAAGGATTATGACGTAATCTTTGAAGGCGTATTGGAATAAAAAAGTTAAAATAAATTAAGGAGGTGTTCTATGGAGTGGCTTGCTAATGGAAGTTTCCAGACCTGGTGTGTTGATGTGGTTACGAACAACGCGAAGATCCTTGCCTGCATTTATGGGGTACTGAAATATTTCGCGGTGACTACTGGCAACGTGGACGAGAACAAAATACTGGACTTGTTTAAGAAGTAACTTCATTCGGGGGGCCGACCATGAAACAGATTTAAGGAAACTTGTAATTCAAGAAGAGGGTATTCGTCTTGCCGGTGTGTCTGATGCACGAAGCGGGCAGATAGAGCATGAGAAAGCAACCGGAAAAGTTGATATATTCATTTATATTCTGGCTTGGCTAATAGTTATCGGTTTCTTTGGTTTGATGGGGTTGTTATGTTTTCACGCTCTTCCGGCAGGGCCTAATGAAGCAGTCTTTTTATTGTTTGGCGCTTTGTCCGCTGGATTTGGCCAGGTACTAACCTTCTTTTATGGTAGCTCCAAGGGGTCACAGAGCAAAGATATTATGCTTAATAAGGGAGTAAAGGGATGAAATTCTGAATTTGGACATATGTGGTAAAATAAATAATCCGATTCCCTCTTCCTGCCTTAGTTTTTACTTGACATCTACTAAAAAGTATGTTAAGATAAATAAAAAAAGAGAGGGAATTGGATATGAAAGACGAAAACACAGAAGTTCAGATTGTAGAAGAAAGAACTCCAGCCACGTTAATTGAGGAAGCTGTAGCAAAAGGTGCAAACCTTGAAGATTTGGGGAAATTGCTTGAACTACAGCTTAAATGGGAAGAAAATGAAAGCAGAAAAGCGTATACAGTAGCCGTTGCGGAGTTTAAGTCAGACCCACCAGATATCTATAAGGACAAAACAAACAAACAATTTAACTCAAAGTATAGCTCTATTGATGCATTGGTCAATCCTACAATTCCATTCTTAAGTAAATGTGGATTGTCGCATAGTTGGAGTTACGGAAACACTGAATCTGGGTGGCCTACAGTTACTTGCATTCTAGCGCATAGACTGGGTTATTCTGAATCAGTTACAATGGCTGCTCCTCCTGATGTTTCTGGGGGTGGAAGTAAGAATCCTATCCAGCAAATCAAATCAACCCAGACCTATCTTAAGATTGCTACATTTGAAGCCGTTACTGGACTTGTCAGCCGTGAAGCCAATCTTGATGATGACGGAAACGCTTCTGGAGTTGAATATATTGATGAAAAACAAATAGCAAAAGTCAAAAAACTGATAAAGGAAAAAGATGTAAATGGGGAAAAGTTTCTTGAATACTACAAAGCTGGTTCTGTTGAAGAGATAAGACTTAGGGACTATGGCAAAGCGGAAAAAACTCTTAATAAAAAGAAATCAAAGGTGTGATATGCCAATAATTATTGATGATATCCTTCAGGGAAGCCCTGAATGGAGAGACCTTAAGGCTGGTATTCCTTCAGGAACCGGATTCAGTAAGATAGTTACCCTGAAGGGTGATCTTGTGAAAAATTGGAGGACTTATCTGTACAAAGTAGCAGCAGAAGCAATTGATGGGCCAAAGGAGCAAGGGAAACTTAGCGCTGAAATGCTTCGTGGAATAGAATTTGAGGATGAGGCCAGAAAATGCTATGAATTAGATGAAAATGTAGACGTGGTATGTGTAGGGTTTATCTTTGCTGACGAAACAAGAAGATATGGTGTTTCTCCAGATGGTCTTGTGGGGGAAAATGGTCTTATAGAAATAAAATGCCCAACGCTTCCCATCCATATAAAATATATAGACGAGGCTAAACTTCCAAATGATTACTTTCAACAAGTACAGGGCCAGCTTATGGTCTCTGGCAGAGAATGGGTTGATTTTTTTAGCTATTTTTCTGACTTAAACACAGATACCGACGTACCCAACTTTAAGTTAAGGGTGTATCGTGACGAGATATTCATCACAAAACTAAGAGCGGAATTGGAGATATTTGTTGAAGAGTTGGATATGTTGGTTGAAAAACTGAGAGCGATGTAATAGGGGGGGAATTATGACACCAGATGGAATAATGGAAGTAATGCGAAGAAAGAATCTCGATCTTCAAGAGAAAAACGTTCAGATTGTTACCCTTGCGACGGTTCAGGCAAACGCACAGAGGGATTATAGGATTACAATAGCCACCAAAATAGCCAAATTGCGTCTGGCTGGAGAGAGCGTCTCGCTTGCCGATACATTGGCAAAAGGTGATGAAGACGTGGCTAATAAAAAGGTAGATTTTGTGATAGCCGAGGCGACCTACAAGGCATGTCTTGAGAGTATCAAGGACACGAGGGCCGCGTTAGATACTGCGCGTTCACTTTTAACCTGGCAGCGAGAAGAAAAATACAGTAAACAGATATGATTAACCAAAAAAAAGCAGAATTATTGATAAATCGCGGGTTTTCCGATAAGGATGTAGCCGAAGAGGTGGGTTGCCATCCGCAATCCATCAAGCAATATCGGCTAAAGATGGGTATCTCTAACTCACGAAAGCTAGACTACGAGATTATTGATGTTCTAATTTACATTAACGAAAACGATTCTGAGGTAGCCGAATTAGTAAAGTGTGCTCCAGCAACAATAGCCTTAAGGCGGAGCAAGCTTGGCTTAAACAAAAAATACAGGGAGTATGCTTCTGGTAGGAGCGGTGTTAAATATTATCCAGATGTAGTAAATGCTATTATAGAAAAACTAAGAAAAGAATATGAAATTAAGGGGGACTTTAAAGAATGGATGAAAACGCACAGGAGCGAGATAGGGGAATTCTTGTCCAGCGAACAGTAAACATACTATACCGGTCGCTTAAGACGGAGCAGATGGTAACATACTGGGTAAGAACAAAGGACGGTAAAATATCTAAACCAGCCGATAAGTTTAAAAGGACAATACCCGAACTTATAGACTTGCATATGATAAAAAAGAAGGACGACAGAACGGTTATTGCTTATATAATTTCTGATGAGGTTGTTGGACAAACGGATTTGGGAGATCCAGACATATTGGTGGTTTATACCCCAAGTGGTGAAAAGATGTGGATTGCCGATTATATAAACGAAAGATCATCTGATGAATATGATTCCGCTGCATCAGATGAAATAAAGCGATTATACCGGAAAGTGAAAGACCTGAGTGCGGTTATAGACTCGTTAAGTGGGGGGAAACATGAACCTAGAGAACACGAATAAACTATTTGGAGATTTTCCGACGTTATATGGGGGTAAGGATGAACCATTAACTCAAAACCTGATGTCATTCGGATTTGAATGCTCAAACGGATGGTTTGATCTTATTTACGAACTATCTCAAAAGATAGTAGAGCTTGACCCCAACTGTAAGGCTCTCCAAGTTAAGGAAAAGTTTGGTGGCTTAAGATTCTACGTTGGTGCAGCCACAAACGATGTTTTTGATTTAATAGATGAGCATGAGGATATGTCTTACGGAATTTGTGAATCATGTGGTTCTACCGAAGATGTAACCCAAACCAAGCGTGGCTGGATAAAAACACTTTGCAAGAAGTGTATGGAGGAAAAGGGCATTGATAACACTTGATAGAGAGGCTGTAACATTTGATTTAGATGGGGTAATTCGTAACCTTTCTTATGCAGTATTTGGGCGTGTTCCGATGCACTGGAATGAGAAAATTAACGGAGACGGTGTAGTTGATTTTATAAACAAACACGCATATATTCTCCATGTAGCACCACCAACCAAATATTATGAAACAATAAAGGATCTATTCCCAAAACCGAATATCTTAACGCATCAAGCCCATTCTTGGATAAACAACACAGAACTATGGCTTAGTATGCACTTCGATGATTACATAGTTAAATACACGTCGTCTATCGAAGATAAGACCAGGGAACTCAAGTCTGGACTACTTGTAGAAGACTATCCCAATTTCCCAATAGAATTTTATAAAAGGGTAATACTTATTAGATATCCGTATAACGAAAACGTCAAAGAGGAAGATTGCTACGCTGTAGTAAATTCACCTGAAGAACTACGGGAGGTATTAAAATGGACATAAAGGATATAAAGCTGGAAAAACTAAAACTCGAACTGGAAGTATGGGAGGCTATGGTTGAGTTCGAGCGAGTTACGGAAACATATGTAGAGAGTGTTCATGTCAATAGGGTCTATCCTATCGGGGCTGAGTGTGGAGAAATAATAAACGTAAAGATTATTTGTGATATTGGTGGAAAATATTAAATGCGAGGTAAAGTATTAAAGGAAGCAATAGAAGTTATCAATGGAGAGCGACAAGACCAATACGGAAAGCCGGAGGATTCGTTTGCATTGATAGCGGAATTTTGGACTTCGTATGTTAAACGTATTAATAGAGACTTAGATGCGAAGGATATTGCGCTGATGATGGTGTTGTTTAAACTGGCACGAGAAATTTATCAGGGTAAGAGAGATAATCTGGTGGATGGTGCTGGATATATTGGTATAGCTGGGGATATGTAATGGACACTGGAACTGGCGTTGTAATTTTGGGTTTGTGGATATATGCAGGTTTTTGTATCAATGGATCAAATAATGTTTTTGCGTGGTGTTCTTTTTTGCTCGCATTTGCGGTTACGGTATTTGGTTTGAGTGGGATAGCGTGACAAGGGAAGGGAGTGGGGAATGAAAGAATTTGTATCTTTTCACGACATAAAGCAATTTAGAAACGCAATCAGAAATATTGGTATGGCTAGTCAGTACATTGGGCAGGATGAAGATGGCAATCCAATTTACGATATAACTAAAACAAAACCGACTTTAGTTTTTCATGGTACGGTAAAATTGCATGGAACCAATGCAGGTGTTTCTTTTTCAGAGAAAGATGGGATGTGGTTTCAGAGCAGAAAGAATATAATAAGTGTTGAAAAAGATAACGCTGGCTTTGCTTTTTTTGCATACGGTGCTAGAAGTGTATTTCAGTCGTTTTTTGATTCCATCTTTGAAAAAGAGCAGCTTAATACAAACGATACAGTCACCATATTCGGAGAATGGGCAGGAATGGGCATACAGAAGGGTGTTGGAATATCTGAGTTGGAAAAGATGTTTGTAATCTTTGCTGTAAAAGTAAAACCAGAAGATATAAACATCAATCCATATTATGTTGATAGTGATTATCTTCATTATGATGATTCTGGAATATACAATGTTGAGGACTTCAAAACATATGATATTGAAATAGATTTTGAGAATCCCAAGTTGGCTCAAAATAAAATGATTGAACTCGTGGCTGAAGTTGAGGCTGAATGTCCAGTTGCAAAACAGCTTGGGGCATCCGGTGTTGGCGAGGGGATTGTCTGGACATCTAATTTCAGGGATAATAAGTATTGGTTTAAAACAAAAGGGGAAAAGCACTCCACCTCAAAGGTGAAGGTTCTTGTTCCGGTTGATGTGGAAAAGTTAAACTCAATTAATGAATTCATAGACTATGCTGTTACTGAAAATAGATTAAATCAGGGAATAGAGCAGGTTTTTACCACAAATAGTTCAGAGCCAGCTATTGTTGGCATGGGTGATTTTCTAAGGTGGATAATGAAAGACATAATCAAAGAAGAAATAGATGTGTTAGAGGAAAACAATATCACACCAAAGGAGATTGGTAAAAAGGCTTCCGGTAGAGCCAGGGAATGGTTTATTAACTTATTGGACGAGAGGGCTGGGATAAAATGAGCTATGAGAAGATTGTTACTGGGGAAAAAATAGAACGCTCAGGGAGCTATAAGGAAAAGAGTCTTAAGGAAAGAGCAGAATATTTTGGGATAGCAACGGATTTTCCAACAAGCAGAGCTAGACGGAGGGAAGATCTTAAGATGGCTGTCAGGGAAGAACGTAAACGTAAAAAAGATTTGAAGGTGGCTGTTGGGAAAGAACTCAGCCTTAAAAGCAAAACCTAAAAACACCGAGGTGGCATTATGGATTTACTAATCATAATCTTTTGCGTTCTTGTTATTTATCAAGCATGGAAACTGGGAGGTTGAAAATGAATAGCATTGAAGAAATCTTTTTGAGGCATCCGAATTGGACAACAAAGCAAATCCAAGAGGAAACGGTAAGATTGGGAAGGCGATATTCTAAACGGCAGATTCGGAGAAAGTTGAGTCCGTTAAGAGGCAAGCAGTCAAGCTCAAGAAACAAACAAGATAGAGAGGAACAAATATCAAAAGATTTTAGTAGCGATAAGGGGGTTGTAACTACTAAATCGTGGAAAATTACTACAGTTGAAGATGCGCTTGAGAGAGCAGACATAGATATTGAGGAGTGGGAAGTTGAAAGATACTTAGTTAATTCATGGGAAGTTACCATGGGCGGAGAACCTCCAGAAACATACACAAATTGGCAAGTAAAGCTATGGCTGAAAAGAAGGATTCCGAATATATTAGAAGTACGAAAAGATATTTTAGTTGAAGAAATGGGTAAGCATTCCCCTATCTATACCTATCCTTATATTGAAACTCAATTAGACAGGTTTATGTATGAAATAGATTTGTTTGATGTTCACTATGGAAAGAAAGCATGGGAGGGAGAAACTGGTGAAAATTATGATTGCAAGATAGCTGAGGCCAGAAGTCTCCATGCTATTGCATATCACCTTAACCAACTAAACGGAGCTGTACCAGAATTGATACTATTCCCAATAGGCAATGACTTTCTCCATATTGATACACCAGAGGGAACAACTACTCGTGGCACCGAGCAAGATTCGGATGATAGGCTCAACATGCTTTTCAAGAACGGGATTTATTTGCTTGTTGAGATGATTGAAATGTGTGCTACGATAGCACCAGTGGAAGTGCTTGTTGTCCCTGGAAACCATGATTGGTTAAGTACTATTAATATGGCTACAGCATTAGAGGGTTGGTTTCATAACAATGAAAGGGTAACTATTGATGATAGCCCAAAAGAGCGTAAGTATAAGCACTACGGTTCAAATCTGATTGGATTTGTTCATGGGTCAAGAGACGATCCGCCACCGGATAAACTTCCATTAATAATGGCTGAAGAAATGAGCGATATATGGCATTTAGTAAAATATAAGGAATGGCATACTGGACATGTTCATAAGAAGAAAGAAGTTAAATATTTGTCTGCTGACTCGTTTGGTGGAGTTACTTTTGAGGTTATCCCATCCATGACAGGAACCGATAAATGGCATTACCAGCACGGATTCGTTGGCACTTTGAAGCGTTCTGTTGCCCAAACTTGGGATTACAAAAATGGGAAAACAAGTGTAAACTACTGCGTGGTTGATCTAGAAAATTAATTTGACCGAGTAGAGGCATGGGGAGGTATGTGTGGCAAAATTTAAAGATTTAACAGGGCAGAGGTTTGGATGGCTAATAGTAGTATCGAGGGCTGAAAACAGTAAAGCAGGTAAAGCTAGATGGAACTGTATATGCGATTGTGGAGAAACAACAACAGCTAATGGGCAAAGCTTGCGAGATGGGCATACAAAGTCATGTGGTTGTCTACAGAGAAAAACAATCGGTGATGCACATCTTACGCATGGTATGTGCGGAACCCCTATACATGGAATCTGGAAAGCAATGAGGCAACGTTGTATGAACCCTAGTAACCATGGTTATAGAAACTATGGAGGTCGTGGTATTTCTATTTGTGAACGGTGGAATAAATTCGAGAATTTCTATGCTGACATGGGAAGAATTCCAGCTAAAATGAGCCTTGAGCGTAGAGACAACAACGGAAATTACTGTCCAGAAAACTGTTGTTGGGCTACTAGAAAAAGTCAGAACAGAAACACCAGGAAAAATATAATAATTAAATATCAAGGAAAATCTCAATGTATGGCAGCGTGGGCTGAAGAACTTGGTGTTAATTATATTGTACTGTGGCGCAGATTACAAAAGAATTCACCACAATTTGCATTTAACATGTAATAAAAGGAGGTAATAAAATGGTTAGTTTATTGACGTGCTTTATCGCATTTATACTTGTGGTTTTAGCCATGGGAGTGACCACGAGAATTCTTATTGACAAACAATCTAAACACGTACCGATTATATTTGGCATGGATGAGATAATAAAACACATTAGGAGTAGGGGGGTTCGTGCATCATCATATCTTGTCAAGAAATGGCTAGACTCTGGGGAACTTCCAGTCAGACACGAATTAGACCGTTATTTCACGACTGCCTTCGTCCTTAACGGTTGGTTGCACAAAAACCGTAAGAAACTCGAAAAGTTATGACCCATTTAATCCAGAGATGAACAAAGAAATACCCCACTTCAAGTGCATCTAAAATGGGGTATTCTGTTAATTAACTACACACGAAAAC